ATAATATTACTAATGCTAATCCAAATAATCTATTCATCTTTCACCTCAAGCCATTTATCTAATGGACATTTACCTAGGGCTAAAGTAACTTTAGCAACCATAAAACATCCGCATTCTTTACAGGAACTGGTTAATTCAAAAAATCTTTCGCACTGCTTGCATATAGACATCCGTTGATCGGCGATTTCCTTAGAAACAAAGCCTTTCATTTTTTAATATGACTCCTATGTATACGACATTGGATTTGACCATTATACCATTCATCTGGTTTTTCCAATACTTCATGCTGAAATTGAAACTTTGCTTCGTAATACGTTGCAGTACCTTTGGTGAGACAAAACATTAGGATCTCCCGTTTAAACTTATCAAATCCTAATGTCTTGACATCAGCTTGAACATCTTTAGATGAAGACCAATATGTCTTCCAATCTGAATCTGTTTTAGAACGAATCTTCTTTTTCTTTTTAGTACCGTTCTTAAGTGTTACAGTCTTTGTAGTAGTCTTGGAAAACTTGGCAAGTTTCTTTCCAATATACCTTTTACCAGTTTCTAAGTTGGTTATTAGATAAACGAATCCGACGTATTTTGGATCAATCTCTTCAACTTGTTCATCATTAAAATACCATGTCATTCTGAATCATCTTCGTCTTCATCATAGATATCCGCACCACACACTGGACAATATACGATATCTTCTACGGTGACATCATTTGTTTTGATTGTAACTTTTCCCGTGCTATCACAGTTATTACATTCAAAATATTTAATCGATGGCATTTTTTTCCTTAATTATTTGCGTTTGTGTTTCATTTCCATAGCATACTATTTGAGTGTATACATTTGCAAATGGTTTAATTTTATTAACCCACCATTCAATGGGTTTAATTGTCACATGCGATTGTGTACCGTCAGGTAATAAATCTGGAGCTGGAATAGTACTTATTGCTAAATACACAAATTTGTTTGCTCTACTATATATCTGTTTAAATACTTCATCTAGTTCTTCTTCAGGTATATGTTCCATTACATCTGTTGAATATACACCATCAAAGTTACCTTCAGGTAGTTTACTATACTCTTCTATACCAATATCATATAATGTAGGCATAATACCATTAAAGAAGTTTACATGTATATTCTGTGTATGATACTGAATTCCTTTACCTGAACCATAATCTAGTAAAGATTGACTTTCAGTTTCATTAATTAATTTTTTAATAGATTCAGCATGGTTATATAAACATGTACCATGATATACTTTGCCTATCTGATGCATTAATTTGTATTGCTCTTGATACTTCACTGAGCCCCGCCCCAAACATCTTCCCATGAACCTTTTAACGAACCTTTTGCGTAGTCAGTTACTCGATTCTCAAAGAAGTTTCCGTGTACCGGAGCATTAATCATCTCCTCTACCCATGGTAATGGATTCTTTTTAACTCTAAATATACCTTTTAATCCTAATGATATGAGTCGTCTGTCAGCGATGTAACGGATATATTGTTTAACATCTTCTGGCTCTAACGCTCTCATATTAGCGCCTTGATAACATAAGTCAATAAACTTATCTTCAAGTTGCACCATCTTTTCTGCTATAGTATATATGCGACCCTTAAGATCATCGTTCCAGATCTCGTTGTTCTCTTTGATAAATGTCTTGAATAACTTAATCATGTTCTCAGCATGCATGGTTTCATCAACAATAGACCAAGTAACAATTTGGCCCATACCTTTCATTAATCCATGACGAGGAAAATTAAGCAACATAATAAAAGAACTAAAAAGCTGCATGCCCTCAGTAAAAGCGCTGAACACGGCAATATGTGTAGCAGTGCTGGATAGGTCGCCATTTTTCGATGAAAGTTCTGTAACATAATCGTGTTTATCCTTCATTTCCTGATATTCTAAGAACTCATTATAAGTTGACTCAGGCATACCAAGTGTTTCAATTAAATGTGAATATGCTGCAATATGTAATGCTTCACGTGCAGCAAAACCCATAAGCATCATTCGTATTTCAGGTTGTGGGAAGTATGGTAAGTAGTTCTTTACGTAACCACCAGCAACGTCAATATCACCTTGAGTAAAGAACCTAAAGATGTTTGTAAGGAATAGTTTTTCTTCCTTAGTTAGTTTCTTTTTCCAATCCTTTACATCTTCTGCCATTGGTACTTCTGTATGTAACCAATGTGATTGTTCATGCTTTAACCATGCGTCATAAGCCCAAGCGTAATTAAATGGTTTAAAATATTCTCTTGTGTCTGTTAATCTGGTTGCCATTTTAGAAGTCTTTCAAATGTAATACTGTTTTCTCAGCATTTGCTAAGTTGGCAGGTAATAGTGGAGAAAAGTTAATTCCAGTTCGTTGTTCAATATTGGCAACTGTCACTGCATATTGGTCAATTAACTTAGGATCAAGTTTCTCATTAGGAAATAGATATGCAATTTGTTTACCAGTTTTAGGATCAATTACGATCTTATATACTTGAGCAGGGATCGCAACTTTGTTCATCATTTTTGGCTGTGGAGCAAAGATTGTTCCAGTAATAACGTATACCTCACCCTTTGTTTGAACCCAGTATCTAGTTGTTTCTTCAAGATATTTCCAAATACCACGATTATTACCTGGTACTTGAGGCATCATATTAGTAAGAAAGAAAGATTCAGACATAGCTTGAGCATTAAATGTCATATTAGCTGCTGGAGCCATATGACCACGATCAAACCCTTGGCCAGTATAATCTGACAATGTTTGTCTATATTGTGGCGGTACTTGTGGATCTTCTCTAAAGTCATTACCACGAACTGCATTCTTTGCAAGGTTTGCCGCTGTTACATGTTCAACTACATAGTGTGCAACTTTTGTATTATAGTTATAGTTAACTGCATAACCAATTCTACAAAGATACTGATTGTTACCTTCTTTATAGATTACTGGAGCTCCATATGCTACATGTTGTTTACACTTTAAATCTATATCATTAGCATTTACTAAACTTGCAAATGCCATTAAAACTATTCCTACTAACTTCTTCATACATTTTCCTCGGTTTCTAAGTAAATATTACATTCACCTGTTGTTATATCGGTAATCTTCACTTTTTTACCATTAATTTTAATAAACACATGCGGTTCCATATGTTTCTTTTTAAGAGATGATGCATCATTATTACCTAAAAAGATATTACGACCAGCATCCTTTAATTTTCTTATCATGCCTTCTAGTTGCATATTATCCCTCACAAGCTAAACAAGTGTCACCATCAGTCATTGCTTTAAGATCAATTTCTGCAATAACTTCTCTTTCAATACGTTTTGAAACTTTATCTGCCTTTGCAATTTTATCTGAACGGCAGTAATACATTGTTTTAAGTTTTTGTTTCCATGCCATAAAATGAACCGCATGAACATATTTGATATTGCTATCAGGTCTAAAGAATACATTTAAACTCTGAGCTTGATCTATATATTCTTGACGGTCTGCTGCATGTTGAACAACCCATCTTTGATCAATTTCCATAGAAGTCTTAAACACATCTTTGGCCCAATCGTCCAATATATCCAAATGTTGTACTGAACCATCGTTTGCAATAATTGAAGACCAGATCTCATTATACTTATCATTAGCCTTTTCCTTTATAATCTTATCAAGGTACTGGTTCTTGTGTAAGTGGGATCCTGATAAGGTGTCTTGTCTATAAGCATTGGCTCGAAACGGCTCGATTGAGGGACTTGTGTTTCCCATGAGTATCGAACTACTAGCATTAGGAGCAATAGCCATAAGATGACTAAAGCGATTGCCCGTCCCTTTGGCATCAGGAGCTTCTCCGCGTTCTTTACCAAGGTGGATGTTTGCCTTGTCGAGAGTTGTTCGAATATACGAGAATATTTGCTTATTGAGTCCCGTAGCCATGGCGGACTCCCACGGAGTATTCCTTCGCTGAAGCAAAGCATGCCAACCAAGAGCACCAATCCCAATGCTACGCTCGCGAGTAGCAGAGAACTTAGCACGATGGATAGTATCAGGAGCATAGTCGATAAAGTATTGCAACACATTATCAAGCATTTCTGCAACATCTTTAAGAAATAAACTATCATTCTTCCAATCATCATAATACTCCAAATTTAATGAGGATAAACAGCAAACTGCTGTTCTTTGTTCGTTAGTAGGTAAAATAATTTCAGAACAAAGATTGGATTGATGAATCTTTAAACCTTTGTCTTTTAACCATTGAGGCATTTTTCTATTAGACTCATCGATAAAATGAAGATAAGGTTCTCCAGTTGTAATACGTAGTTCTAATAATTTTTGCCATAATTCTTTTGCAGATACAGTTTCTCTTAACTCACCTGAATGAGGATCTCTTAATTCCCATGAGTCATCTGTAGTATCATCAAGCATACACTTTTCAATAATCTCCATGAATGAATCAGGAATATTAACACCATGATGTAAGTTCAAGCAGCGCATGTTCTGGTCGCCTGTAGGCTTACGCATTTCTAAGAACATTAGAATATCAGGATGGGATATATCAAGATAAGCAGCATAAGAACCGCGACGGGTACGACCTTGACGATAAGCTAAAGAACTAGCATCATACATTTTAAGATGAGGCATAACTCCAGTAGACTTATCATCGGCACTGCGAATACCAAAACCTA